TGGTAGTATATGTATAGTTATCATCTTTATCAGCTGATATTGGATTTGGTGTAACTGTAACTCTTTCGACTCTCGGTGAACCAGCACTTTCTAAGTTAGTATATAAGTCGCCAGATACTTTTTTAATTACAGCTGATGTAGATATTGGACCATACAAATATACTTTTGCTGTAAATGTTAGTGTGTAAATTATTCTTCTACTACTTGTTAATGTTCCTGTGTAACTATCTTCAAAATCTACATTGTTTAACACGATTGGTATATCACTTTTTGTATCCATTGTTCTATCTTCAATCATAGTAACAGTATAATCGGGTTGAAAGTATGGAAGTATTTGTTCTATTATCTGTAATCCGTCATCTGAATTAGCAACATAAACACTTAAAGAAAAATTAACATTATAAGGCACAGGCGTGTATTGACTATTCAGTTTAGAAGTGTCGGCGTTTGTTGTTACTTTAGTTATCTTTTGATTCTTATTTAACTTACGACCGCCATCGTAACTATATCCAGTAACTTCAAATGACATTCGAGGTAGAGTGATTGCCACAGATGAATCGTCCCCATTTAGGTCCTGTTGTGCGTCTAATCTGGCTAAAAACTTTTCTTTTGGTGAATATGATAAAGGTACTTTAATATTTTGTAGAGGATTCCCGCTAGAATCTAATCTCTTAATATTTACATTATTAAATATTGTGCCGAACGCAATAACAGTATTACGAATTTTTTTGTGGTAAAAGTGTTCTCCAAACATTAGTATTCGTCAACCTCTCCAAATGGATTTCTTTCGCTGAAGTCTAATATGTCATCAGTCGTTGATGATGTATTTGTTCCTGCAGCCGTTTCAAATGCCTGGCCTTGGTCAGTAGGTGATTGTGTTGCCATTGTGAAACTCTCATTAATTATATAATCTATTGCACCAATACTACTTTCTAAAACAACAGAACCAGTTTCATCTTCTAAACTAAATTGGAAATTCATTGTATCAGTTGATAGACTATCTTCAACACTATCAATCTGAGCAATACCAGTATCAATTCTTTCTGAACTGTATTCAAATCGTGTACAAGATAACTTGTATGTTGGTAAAGCACTTTGTTGATAGAACGGTTGTTCATGTTCTACAAACTGTATTTCAAAGAATGCTTTTGTTGTAGGGAAATAAACTAAATCACCCTCTTGTGGTCTATCAGCAACTAAATCTGCATTATTACCTACTAAAGTTTCCCATCTCAATTTAGATAAAGTAAATACAATATCATCTCTTAATTCTAAACCAAACTTTTTAATAATCTCTTGTTCGCCCATATATCCATCAGTATTATCTACATACATTTCAATGATATACGAATCATCAAATGAGCTTGCAGGATCCTCACCAAAGATTGTATCTTTGTTAGCAATCTTTCTTGGTAAGTAAAAGACATCTTGGCCGTAAATCTTGAGCTGTTCTATAATTAAATCTTCGTATAGTCTCTGCTCAGAAGTTGTGCCTGTGTCGAAGTAGACATTTGTTGGCATTTAATTATCCTTGTTGCATGTGGGCAGGTTCTTCATAATTCAATCTGATTTCTTCCTCTAACTTTTGTTGTTCTTGAGTTGCTGTAGAGAATAATTCAGGACCATTTAGAGTAACCCCACCTAACATAGCGGTGCCTGAAAATTTTGAAAGATTTTGTCCCCATTGTTTTTTGATTAATGTTGTGGCATATCTTTTTAGATATATGTCATCATATATATCGGTATGAGTATCAGGGTCTAATTTACGGAAAACTTCAAAGATTAAAAATTCACCTGCTGTGATATCTGTTTTCCAATCCATATCAATAAATAGTTTGTTTGATAGTTGATTAAATCTTAGTGGTTTTTCTCCCACTAAAATATGGTCAAGAAAATCGAGATGTTGCATTGTCATTTGATAATGTACAATACTTGTAGATGAAAAATCATATAAATCATTTAATCTTAATTGATATCTAACATCAAACATATTTAAGTTTGCTCTATCAGATAAAGGAAATACATTGACAACAGAAATAACTGATGAAGGAACTACAAGAAAATTGTTTCCTGTTTTGTAGGTTGTTGTAACAGAATTATCTGTAACTGATTCACTACTATCTGTAGTCATACGAGTAATATCATCAGCCGTTACTAGATATTTTAGATACATTCTTTCAACACCATCAACATGATATTGAGCAAAGTATTGAATCGCCTCATCTATTCTATCATCTACTTGGTCGTCATCAACATTTATATCTATTACAGGCTTACCTAATGCTCTTAAACAGTATTCTTTAAATGTTGCTTTTGTACTTGGGACTGCCATATTTTATTCTTCCTTTATAACTATTTATAACTATCCTAATGCGACTGCTTGAGCGATTGCAAATGCTTTAGTTGATTTAGTGTCTAATTGTGTTTGAATAGCACTAGTTACGCCGTCTAGATATCCTATCTCAGTTGATGTAACAGCACTTATAGATACATCACCACTACCGTCAGAAACTAATGCTCTAGAAGCAGTTAAGTTTTCCATCTTACTAAATGCGATTGCAGCTGACGACTTAATATCAGCATTAACAATATTTGTTATTGTATTATTATCACTATCAATACTTTTATTTGTTAGTGTATCAGTTGTATCTTTTAAAACTATTGTACCAGTTGCGTTAGGTAATGATATTGTTCTATCTGCTGTTGGGTCGATTGTTGTTAAGTTTGTTTCGTGTGCGTCAGCAGTTGCGCCTTCGAACTTAAATGAGTTTTGTATTTCAATTGTAGTTGAATCAATTGTTGTAGTTGTTCCTTCAACTGTTAAATTACCTTCTATTGTAACATTTCTAAATCCAGTAATATCTTTATTTGAATCTACAAGTACACCTTTACTTGCAGTAACAGTTCCAGCAGTAACTCCAGTAAATTCTGATGTAGTTGAACCAGCATCTGCACCAATAAACTTTCCGTCAGAAGAACTATACTTTAAAAATTTACCATCTACTAAAGCGGTACTTCTTTGAACATCATCTAAAAATTCTAAACGAACCTCACCACCGCCACCAATTGAACCCATTTGCAGAGTAACTGTATCTCTAAATGATAAAAATTCTGCTTTAAGTTTATCTAGTGAATCAATCGACTCTAACTTTCTAATTCTATTTTTATCTAATTCTGTTGCAACTTGCATTTCAGAAAGTTGTTTTGATACTCGGTCAATTATACTTTCATCATATTTCTCTACTTCTTTTGGTAACAGATACTCCATAAGTGGTGCATCTGCCTCTTTTTCTGCAACCTTAATTTCACTAACTTCTTCTTTTAGTTTCTTAGGTTCAGGCTCAACTAATAATACCTTTTTCTTCCTAACTTTTGTTTTTTTCTTTTCTTTTATTTTTCTCTTTTCTTCTGTTTTTTTAAGAGTATTAAATAAACTTTCTAATTCTGTTATTTTCTTTTTGTCTTTTGCTACTTTTTTTTCTAAATCTTGTTTTTCTTCCCAATACGCCATGTAATCAGAGTCTTTTAACTCAGAAACATCTTTTATATTTCCTATTTGCATTTTTGCCTCTTGCAATTGAGTAATCTGTTTTTCAATGTCAACATCAATATCAATACCAACATCTTCTTGTATTGGCAGAATAGTAGGTGGCATTAATTCAGAGAAAAAATTTTCTAGTTTTTCTGTATCTGAATTAATATCTGTCATAATTATCTACTTACGCTTGGTGTTATCGTTGCTCTTCCCTCTATTCTTCTAGTAATTAAACCAGATGAATCGGTTGTAGTTAAATCCCAAACATATCGACCTATTGATAGAGCACCAGTTACAGCATCAGTTAATGTAATTGAACAAGTGCCATCAGTTGCACTTACTTTTGCTGTAGTAAAAGATGTTGATGAAGTAGCGAGGTGTGTTTTCCTCAATGTAGCAGTTATCGTTTCGTTTGATAAATCAACTACTGTTCCTGTTGAATCTTTTACTGTTAGTGTTTCAGTATAATCACAATCTTGGTCGATAGTAATATTTTGTATTGTCGCCATTAATCATTCCTATCTTATTGTATTACTATTTATAATTTAAAAAAAGAGACTAAAATGTCTAAAATTAGGGGGTACTATGATATTAAGACAACTCTAAAAACCGCCTAGCGGGCGGTTATGAGACGGCATTTCCCTTAAATTTCTATTATCTTGCTGTTGTTGGTGCACCCTCTGATGTTACAAAAGGGTTCTCTGCAATTGCCCAGTATAAAAAACGATATCCACTACGATTATTAGTGGTATTGTTATTTCTAATTTTAAATCCATTAGATAAAAAATCTACTGCATTATATGTACCAGATACATAGTCATCATCATCATTATCAGCTGATAAATTTGTTTTAATTTCGTTAATTGGAGTTCTTGCAGTATCATATATATCCCAGTTTTTATTTTGATTTATACCTTTAGTCATAACAAAAGCAGGTTTAAATCCTGTGTATATAACCGGACCATTTGTAGAACCATTACCTACATAACTACCAATTTTTTGATAGCCCTTTACATCAGCAAAAAGAAAAGCAATATAATTTTGTCCATTAGCGCCAGTTAAAGTAGAACTTCCTGCACTAAATAAATTGCTATTTAATGTCATTGTGTTACCGCCCCAATGAGCATTATTTGCACTACCTATCGCATCAACATTATTTAAACTTAGAAAGTGATTATAAGATGAGCCAGGATTAAGGTCTTCGTGATATACTGCCCAATTTATTTGAGCAGATTCATTTCTTTCTTTGACCCAAATCATTCTTGGAGTTAGACCCAGTCCATGATTAAATGTTGATGGATATGTAGAACCGTGCCCACTAGTATCACCAGTATATGTTACAATACTAANTCCTGTTGATGCGTTTGNTTGTGAAACACTTGCTTCTGTNGCACTATTATCTCCTGCTGAATGAGTTGTATTACTTCCAGCATTAAGTTTCCATTGCCAAGCTATATAGTTATTGCTACCTGCATTTACAGAGCTGTGGTTTGATGATACTAAAAACCCATTAGATTGAAATGCTGTTGCTTTGTTTGTTGCAGTTGCTTCCCCATAGTCATGATTGGTAGAAAAATGATTTGGCATACCTCTTAGTGAATTAAATAAAAAATGACCATTTCCATCAGTAGTTCTATTTTTTATCCATAACCAATCAGGTTGAAAATCGCCTGAATTTGCAGAATTTGTTGGAGCTTGACTTGAACCGCCATTACCTGCATATGTGGTAATTGTAAAAAATTCTGAAGGGTCGTCTACTGTTGTATATGCCATATTATTTCCTTATCCAAATTGTGCTAATCTTTTAGTGCATAGTGCATAATATCCCGCTGGGGGTGCATATTCAAAGTTGCCGTATAAACCATCTGAGTTGCCACTTGATATAGCAAATCGAGGATTACCAAAATTAAAGTCTAATTTACTACCACTATTATAAAATCCAGCTGCTAAATAATATGTAATATCCGTTGATATATTATCATATGCTTCTCCTTGTGAACTTCCATTTAAATAAAAAGTTATAGTACCATCGTCTAAATTTAAAGCAGTCCCCACAATATGAGTATTTGCAAATCTAGTACCATAACTAGCAACTGCACTAGAATTTTGTTTTCTTCCATCTTGTAAATAAGCAAAAGAATTAGTAACACCAGCGATATTACCATTGGGGGTCATATTGTCTGTACCTACTATTCCTACTGATGACGCATCATTTCCACCAACTTGAGTCCATAAAGTTTCCCAATACCATTTACCAGAGGAAACTGCTATTGTGCTTACAACACTTCGTTGAGCATTTGCCCCAGCTGTAGCTACTAAAGCAGAATCACTAAAAGCTACTGAACCTGGTGCAGGTAATGGGTTCATTGTAGCAAAATTATTAGTAGGTGTATCTGTTGTTACGTCTATAGCTGTAAGATTAGTTACTGAGAAATGATTGTCGTTACCTGATGTATCAGCGCCTATACCACTTGAGTTTTGACTTGTTCCTGTTTGTTTAAATTCTAAAAAGAAACCATTAGTACCATATGTGCCGGCATATTTAATTGGAATCCAAACTCCGTTATCGTCAGTTTCTCCAAAGTCTGTTGGTGCTTTTTGGGCACCATCTATAAAGTTTACGTCTGCTAGGTAACCATCAAGATATGAGTTAGAAGTACCAGCACCACCTATAGTATGTGCCACAGCATTGTTTACAGAAGTTTCAAGATTTCGGTCAGGATAATTTTCTGTGTCAAATGCTGTTAATTGTGTTCCATTAACATAAAATTTAAGTCTGTTTGATGCTGTGGCTTGAGTAGTATCCATAGCAATAACAATGTGATACCAAGCAGCAGGGTCACGAAATAATTTAGTAGTAGTAAGATTAAAATTGTCTGAACTACTTGTTTGACCATAAAATCTTAAAGTATTTCCTGCAGGTAAAAATGAAATTCCGTTATTAGTGTTTCCACCTGCTTCTGCAAAAAGTAAAGTCTGACTTGGATGTGGATCCTCATTGACCGTATTATGTGTTTTTTTTACCCAACCACTCCATGTAAAAGTTCTACGATTACTTGCACTACCAGGAGTTATAGATAATTGTTCACTACTGCCGTCATTAAATGCAAGCGAATTGCTTATCTCATAACCTGAAACTGAATTTGCGCCTAAAATGGTTGGCATTATATATCTCCTATCTTATAAATTTTGTAACTCAGGTAACTCACCTAGGGGTCTATCATTGTCTGAATCTCTTGTATATAGAGCTTCTAATGCGGCTGTGTCAGCTGCGTTTGTGATTGCAGTTTCCATAGATGCTTGTTTTGTTCTAACTGCCCTTCTATGAGTAGTAATTGCTGAAGGTATGGCAGTATCTTCTTCTGCCTTTCTAGTAACATACCAATCTGTTTGATTTAGTATGATTTTAACTTCATTTTTAATACCTCTAATTAATTGTGTTTTAAGACCTTCGTCTTTAACATCATCTTTAGTTCCTAAACCAGCATCTTCATCTTCTTGTGTCCATAAAGTATCAGCGTGTGCTTTAGCAGTTGCTGTACCATAAGTACCTGTTACTTTACCACCACTAAAAGCATAAGTTAGATTTGTATTGATGTACCATTCTTCACTTTTTCTATTTGTGTTATCTATCTCTACTGTGTAAATGCCTATAGCGTTTCTTTCTGATTCACTCCATAGAGTATAGATTGATGCAGGATATTTTACATCACCAATCTCAATACCTTTGTTTCCTCTTGGAAAACTTGTTATACTTCCTGATACTACTTGTGCAAACATATTATTATAATTCTCCTTAACTCAATGTTAAATTTAAGTTTCTTCCTACTTCTAAAAACTTGGCACCATTATATCTATACACAAATAAATCACCTTTGTTGGCAGTTGTTGTGAGCACTGGTGCGACATCGCCTGTNTGTTCGTAAGCAGCATTGAATGATATTGTTCTACTGCCTGTGCCATCTTGTANAAANAGTATTGAAATAAATTGTCCTGTTTGAACGCCTGAAGCAGCACCCAATGTTCTATTGCCACCAAGAGTTACTTTTGCGACNGGTTGTGTCAGGGCATTCCAAGAAACTGTTGAAGCGTCTGACAATGTTGCTTCAGCATTAAAAGCTGCAGCTGTAAATTTACTAAATCCACCATCATTAAATTCTACTAGTGAAGTACCATCTGCTTGATGTATGATGATATCTTTTGCATCAACAGTTGGTTTTATAATTACGTCACTTGAACTGTTAGCAATATCTAATATTTGTGTGCCGCCAGATGAAAATTTGAAGTTGTTACCAGCAGCGTCTAATGTAATATCTGCGGCTGCGTCTATCGTTAAATTATTTGCCGAGATGGTCATATCTGTGCCATCACCTTCAATTTTTTCTGAGTCGCCACCAAACACAATACCTACATTATTAGGTATATGTACATCTGAAGTAGCAGTTAAATTTATTTTTGCACTAGAAGCAACTGTTAAATCTGTGCCATCACCCTCAATCTTTTCTCCGTCATCACCGAATGTTACACCAACACCCGATGGTATATTAACATCTGTCGTAGCAGTTAAGTTAATATCAGCACCTGATGTTACTGTTAAGTCTGTATTATTGCCTTCAATCTTTTCACCAGTACCGAAAGTAACTCCTACATTTGCAGGAACTACAACATCTGCTGTAGCAGTAAGATTAATATTATTTCCTGCGATAGTTAAATCTGTTCCATCACCTTCAATTTTCTCAGCGGCATCACCAAATACTATTCCGACATTATTAGGTAAGTGTACATCACTTGTAGCAGCTAAATTGATTTTTGCACCTGATGTTACTGTTAAGTCTGTATTATCGCCTTCTATTTTCTCGCCAGTACCAAATGTTACACCTACATTCGCAGGAACTATAACATCAGCAACAGCAGTTAATTTAATATTATTACCAGCAATTGTTAAATCTGTTCCGTCGCCTTCAATTTTCTCGGCATCATCACCAAATGTTAATCCAACATTTGCAGGTACGTTAATGTCTGTTACTGCTGTTAGATTAAGGTCTGCGCCAGCGTTGATAGTTAAATCTGTTCCGTCTGATGATATTTTCTCTCCACCTTTATCAAAGAAGTAAACTGCCCTATCATCAGCAATTCTCATTACTTCGTTACCATCATACTGATTAAATACTAAGTCGTCTGAGTCAACACCGAGTTGAATAACTTGAGCACCTGATGTGCCGTCCATATCTAAAGTAAGTTGTAAAGTACCTGCGTCTTTGAATTCTATGTTACCACCAGCAGCATCTATAACAATATCGTTTGATGAGTCTAGAGTAATATCTGTGCCATCATTTGTAATAGAGTCAAGAGCAATACTTCCAATATTTGTAATGTTAGCATCACTCATATCGAAACTACCTGTTACATCTAAATTTCCACCAATACTTGCATTACCTGTAACTGTTAAGTTATCAGCGACTGTTGTTTCACTTGTAGTATGTCCGATTGTTACAACGATACCAGATGTTTCAGTTGCAATTTTTAAAGCACCTGTTTTGTTTGCAACATATGAATTAGTGCCATCGTGATAAACTTCTAAATCATCACCAGTACCAAATAATCCTTTTGCACTATCAGCAAAAGATTGACTACTTCCTGTTAATACACTAAACTTGTTTGCTGTGAATTGAAAGTCATCGGCACCCGAAATCTTAATATCAATCTGGTCATCTGTGTCCGCTGTTATTGTCGTATCACGGTCAGTATCTAAAATTAATTCTGCGCCGTCTAAATCTAAAAGATTTTTACCAATTAAGTTTTTTTCGATATATGCCATTAATTATTCCTTATACATCTTCTAGAACTGATACAGTAATATCTACTGAATTAGCAGCACTAGCAAGAGCTTCTAAATTGTCTGCGTTTGTACCATCGTTTTGTAATACTAATTTATTTCCTGACATTACTTCTAAAGCAGAGCCTGCAGGAATAGTAGCATTTTTTACAATAAATACGTCATTTGAACCATCTTCATTATCTAAAAAGATACTGATGGTTTTGTCTGAGTCCGTTTTGTTTGCACAGGTAAGACCAATGACGATTGATTCTAAAGCAGAACTACTCGCTCCAGCGGGAACACCGTAAATCGTTGAATTACCACTGTGACTCACGTTTGGAGTACAAATTCTTTTAAAATCGTTAGCCATATTTTTTCCCTTTTCCTATATTTATACTATAATTTGTTGTGTTTTTTGTTCTTGTTACTACTATTTATACATTTATCCTAGTGCAATTGCAGTAGATACTGAAAAATCATTCGTAGCCGCACCTGCTGTAGTGATTAGTGTTCCTGTCTCATTTGGTATTGTAACCGTTCTATCTGCTGTTGGGTCTACAACTGTTAGTGTAGTTTCATGTGCGTCAGCAGTTGCACCTTCAAATACGATACTTGAGTCTGTTAAAGATAAGTTAGTAGCAACTAAACTTGTAATAGTAGGTGAATTTAAAGTTGCACCTGTCAAAGTTTTATTTGTCAAAGTCTGTGTTCCTGCTAATGTTACAACCGTACTATCAATTGCAAGTGTTATCGTATTACTTGAACCTGAACTAGCAAGACCAGTGCCACCGGCAATGGTTAAAGTTTCACTATCTAAATCAATCGCAATAGTTCCACTATCACTTGTAACATCTAAATCTTGAGCGGTTATAGTTGCATCAACATATGCTTTAATTGATTGTTGTGAAGCAGCTTTTGTGGCAGAATCAGATGCCATATTATCTTCATCAAGAAATGCAGTTCCTGAAAGAGCAGTATTAAGTACCCCACTTGTAATTGTTGGTGCTGTTAAAGTTTTATTCGTTAGTGTTTGAGTACCTGTCAAAGTTGTTATGGTTGAATCAATTGCAAGTGTTATTGTGTTGCCTGAACCTGAACTGTCTAATCCTGTTCCACCAGCAATCGTCAATGTTTCACTATCAAGGTCAATTGCAATCGTGCCACTATCAGAAGTTACATCTAAATCTTGAGCAGTAATTTGAGCGTCAACATATGCTTTGATTGATTGTTGAGATGCTAATTTTGTTGCACTATTAGAATCCATACCATCTTCATCTAAAAATGCAGTACCTGAAATAGCAGTATTAAAAACACCACTTGTAATAACTGGTGCAGTTAAAGTTTTATTTGTTAATGTTTCGGTTGCAGCCGTTAAAGAAACAGTACCAGTTGCATCTGGTAAAGTAATTGTTCTATCAGCAGTTGGGTCAGTTATTTGTATTGTTGTTTCGTTTGCGTCATCTGTATCGCCTTCAAAAACTATTTTAGTTTCGAATACAGAAGTACCTGCTTTCAGAGCAGCAATTTCTGTATTCATCGCTAC